AACGACGCCGACAGGATACAAGGCTATAAGCACCGCTAACCTACCCGACCCAGCCATCGCTGATCCTTCGGCTTATTTCCAGTCAACGCTGTACACCGGCAATGGCTCAACGCAATCCATCACAAACACCGGCAATTCTGACCTGCAAGGCGATCTCATCTGGATCAAAAACCGCAGCGCGGCGGACAGTCATGTTCTGACCGACGCGGTGCGCGGTGCAACAAAAATTATTTCATCAGACGCTACGACCGCAGAATCCACCGACGCAGATACGGTGACGAGTTTTGCTTCCGATGGCTTTGCGCTTGGTGCAGATGACAAAGTTAACACCTCGTCCGAAAATTATGTCGCATGGCAGTGGAAAGAGTCGGCGACCGCTGGGTTTGATATCGTGACCGACACCGGAACTGGCTCGGCGCACACGATTAGCCATTCGCTCGGCGTTACGCCGGAATTTATATTGCGAAAAGATCGAACAGCAACCAGCGATCCGGGTTGGATTGTTTGGCACAAAGATTTAGGCGGTGCGAACTATTATCTAAATTTGCACGACACCGGGGCCAGAGATACTTCGGTAAATTATTGGAACAACACGCTTCCAACATCGTCAGTTTTTTCGGTTGGGGCTAGTAACGGCACAAACCAAGACACGAAAACTTTCGTCACATATCTCTTCAACTCTGTGCCGGGTTTTAGCTCCTTCGGTGGATACACGGGAAATGGAAATGCCGACGGCGTTTTTGTGCATACCGGATTTTCACCGTCTTTCATCATGTACAAAGTCACCTCCACGACAGATTCTTGGGAGATGTACGACACCACCCGTCAAACATTTAATGTTTACGGCACTCAGCTAAAAGCAAATCTAAATAATGCCGAAACAGATGACACCCGCATCGATATTTTGAGCAATGGCTTTAAGGCACGCTCAAGCAACACGGCGGTGAACGCGGCACAGAGTTATATTTTTGCGGCATTTGCCCAGCACCCATTCGGCGGCGACGGCGTAGCACCAGCGACAGCACGATAGGAGAAAATTATGTGGAAATACGGCGAGCAAACCATCCGCGAGCATCGGGCTTGGACGGATAACGACGGCATCCAGCATCCGCGCAACTGGCATATATGGTCCGCAGATGAAAAGGCGGCGGCAGGGCTGACCGAAGTGACGCCAGAGACGCCGCCAGATTCGCGGCTATATACCTGGTCCCAAAACGCCGATGGCACAATCAACAAAACAGCCAGAGCGTTAGCCGATAGCGGTTCCGGCGATGATCTGGTCAAGGGTGTGAAAACCAGTCTGAAAGATGAGGTGAACAGCCAGCAGGCTTCACTGCTTTCGCTTACTGACTGGTATGTAATTCGCAAGGCAGACAAAGGCACCGCAATCCCTGACGCGATTCAAACTTACCGAGACGCGATCCGCGCAAAGGGCGATGCGATGAAGGCAGCGATTGATAATGCGGCTGACACTGCTGCTGTGGCTGCGCTGTTTGTTACCTGGGCAGACGGCAACAAGAGCGGCATTCTGTTCGACTGGCCAGAGTTAGAATAATGAAATGGTGGGTATGGCTTATGTTCTTTGGTGCCGTCATTTTGACGGCTTTTTTTATGCGCCCAGCACACGCGCACGATCTTCCCTGTTTCGACAAATCGCAGGCAGAGCTGCTTCAGCCGCGCGACACTTTGCGCGGATATGGCGCGATTGAAGAAGGGATTATTAAGCTGTCGGTGACAGTGTCTGGCGCATTTTTAATCACGTTCAGCCCGCCAAAACACGACGCTATGGTCTGCTTAGTGTGGATGGGCGAGGGCTGGCAGTTTGTAAGACCAACGGGCGAGGAAGCTAAATATGAACGCTGACACAAAAATCGCGGTGGACACCGCCGCCGTCGGGGCTGGGTTTGGGAGTTGGCTAAGTTGGCTTCCTGATGTGGCCGCCCTGTTCAGCGTGATCTGGCTCGCGCTGCGTATTTGGGAAATGGAAACGGTTAAACGGCTCACCGGACGCAGCTAAATGTTTGACGACCCGCGTATGCTTATCAGTTTGGGCACGACTGTTGCCACGCTGGCCGGTGCCTTTGCCGTCGTTCGCTTTGAAGTGAAGAATATCACCTCAGTGCTGCGTGACCTAGAATCTCGTTTGCGCGACATGGACAAAATTTCTGATTCACAAGAGGTGAGTATCCAGAATTTGATTCAGCGTGCTGACGTCACGAGTTCGATGTTGGCCCCTGCCGAGAGAGAGGCCAGGGCGCGCGAGGTCGCGACGATTCGGTCGGAACTAGGAACGGCGATCCGAGATTTAGAGGTCATCAAAAAAATGCACAACGGCGAACACAAATGATTGGTTTAATTGCAGGGCTGGTAAAGCCGCTAATCTCTGGCGCTGTCGATTACGTCAGCACAGGACAAGAAATCAAAAAGGCAGAGCGGGAAAACAAGGCGCGGTTAATGCGCGACACCGCCAGCAACAACCATGAATGGGAGATGGCATCGCTTGCTGACAAAGACCGTTGGCTGCGACGCATTTCGTTTTCGATGTTCAGCGCACCGTTTATTTGGGCGTTGTTCGATCCAACAGGCGTGGAGGTCTATTTCACAATTGCACTAAGCAGCGTGCCAAGCTGGTGGTTGGAATTATATGGATGCATGATTGGCGGCGTGTGGGGTGTCAGCGCATTGAAGAACACCATGCCAGCCTTGGTTAACGGTGTTGTAAAAGCAGTGCGGAAAAAGTGACCTTCGAGGAAAAGCTGCGCCTAGTGCTGGAAACAGACGAAGGCATTGTCCACGAGATATACGAAGATCACCTCGGCCACCCAACCTGCGGCATTGGCCATCTGCTGGTTGAGGCAACAGACCGTGAATACGGTTGGCCGATTGGCATTGCGATCAGCGAGGCGCGGGTGACGCAGCTATATAATCAAGATGTCGGCATCGCGATCAAGGATGCCCGCTGGCTGCATCCAGATTTTGACGACCTTCCAGACCCGGCGCGGATCGTCATCGCCAGCTTGTCGTTTCAATTAGGACTGCCCAGGTATCAGCGTTTCAAGCTGCACCATGCCGCGATTGAAAACAGAGATTGGCCGGAAGCGGCGGCACAACTTCGTGACAGCAATTTGTACCGGCAGACGACGAACCGCACCGAGCGGCACGCGAAACGGCTGGAATCTATTGCCTGACTTCCGGCAGCAGCAAGGGCAGGTCTGTGAAACAATACTCACAGAATGGTTGCTACGGCAGGGATATTACGTTTTAAGACCGCTCGCGGGTCACGGGCCGGTCGATGCGATTGCGTACAATGAGGAAGGTGAAATTTTTTTGTTTGACGCAAAGCAAGATTCACGTCGCCTTAATCCAGATCGCAAAAAAAAGACGCGCATACATCGCCCTTTATCGGCTGTGCAGAAATTGCTCAACGTTAGAACTGCCTACGTCGATATTGACACCCGGCAGGTTCATATTGTCCCGGCTATTGGAACCTAAATGTAAATTTTTTATAAAAAGAAGGGCGTCTAGCTGTGTTTTAAAAGTGGTTACTGTGAAGTCGCCACATGCTTGTTCGACAAACACCTCGTACAAATCTGCATATTTTCGTAACTCAACTGATGACATAAAAAAAATCCCCCTCTCTGTCCCATTTATAAAAACAGACAGAGAGGGAGAAAAAAACAAAAGAAGGTGGAAAATTTTTCCGGAAAATTTTTCCACTAATTTAGCTTGACTTTGAACGCTCCATCAATTCCGTAATCAGCCGATGAAACTCTCGGACGTCTTCGAGGTATTGGGTAATCGGGTAGCGGTCTTCGCCGAAAAGATCAGTGAGCAATTCACTCAGGTAAAATAGGAGGCCTTCGGCACCGGCCTCGTCGCTTCCAAAGAAATTATCTGTGTCGCTGCACAGCCCGCGCGTCGGGTAGTAGGTTTTGCGGCGAGAATCTTTTTCCAGAGGCACGGCCTCTAACGAACCTATCTCAACGGCGGTTCGCAAAATTGTACGAACCGTGCGGCTGGTGCAGCGCATTCTGCCTTTTATTTCATCTTCGTCGGTCGGCCTATGGTCTAAATAATAATTCATCATGACGAGATGATGCAGGGTGATACGGTCAGAGTTGGCAAACCACCATTTCAAGCCGCTCCCTGCTTTGTCGGCGGACTCAATTGCGTACAACCGAGTTTTCAAAAACGCCCCTTGGAATTTTCTAAATTTATCCGCTTCCAAAATCATTCCATTTTGGCGTTGCGACCGCCGGGGATTAGTAATTAGTTGTTTGTTTCGAGCATCCCTACCGAAAAAAGATTGGTAATTGCCCGCAAATTCTTCGTTTTTTAGATGCTCTTTTAAAGAATACGTCGTGAACCTCGCCCCCCCCAACGGCTGAGTTGGTGCGCCGCGCGGCTCGGTTAAGGAATCTCCGTCTTTGGTTGCGAGCGTAATTTGTACTTTCTTAGACATTATAACTTTCCCCTGTTGCTTAATATTGTCCCGTTTCAAACGCTTGATTTTTATTGTAACCAAACACGTCATCCAGAACGTTGCCCAGATTATGATCGCGATTGCGATCCCGAAAATAACGGGCGTACTGATAATATGTAAAATCGATGCTGCTATGGCCGAGGAACGTGGCTACTTCTGCATCAGAAACCTGCTTTGAAAAA